CTAAATCATCCACCCGCCCGCCCAGACGACGCGACCGATGATCTGCAGCTCGGCCAGCCGATCCTTGGGCACCGTCATTTCCTTGTATTCCTTGTTGTGGCTGATGATCAGCACCGAGCCGTCGAACTGGCGCTGCAGGCGCTTGGCGTAGAGATGGTCATCGAGCAGCACCACATAGACGCCCTCACCCTCAAGCATGTTGCGGCTCTGGTCAATCATGACCGTGTCACCGTCCTCCAGCAGACCCATCATCGAATCACCGTCCACGCGCAGGCAGACCAGGTTGTCCGGTGTGAGGCCTTTCTTGCGCAGGCTGTAGCGAGTGAACGACAGGTTCACTAGGACGCGGCTGCGCTCGTTCCAGGCGCCATTGCCGGCGCTGCAGCGGGCGTCGTAGAGGGGGATGTAGGCGTAGGCGTCCTCTTCTACCTTCGCCGTCCCTCCGAACGCGAGCCACATAGCGTCAACTTTACTGGCGTGCGCGATCTGAGCCAGCCGATCAAGCGTGGGAAACGTCTCGCCACTCAGATAACTGCGTATAGCCCCTTCTGACAGGCCGCAATTGCGCGCAAAAGCGCGTGCAGCTGTGCTTCCCATCACTTCTTTCAGCCTATCGCCGAAGCATCCGACTCCACCTAAGGGAATCGGACGCTCAGCCTTGGCCGCATCCGATTCGTCCGACTCCACATAAGTCATTGATTTACCTAGCATCGCGCTTTTTTCCGGGCAACATATTCATAAAAAAGAATCGGATGCACTTTTATCCGATTGCATATGCGCTTTTTTCTGCGTATGTTTATGCCGTAAGACACGTTAAGCCCCACTACGTGACCACCCCGCCAGGCGGTCTATGGATCTACGACATGAACACAGCGGAAATCCCATCCGACCCAGGTTTGCGCTGGGAATGGATCAAGTTCCAGCTACGAGCCAAGGGCACGTCGCTGGCGAAACTCGCTCGTGAACTGCACGTCTCCGGCCAAGCCGTGAAGAACGTGAAGCGCACTGCCTACCCGCGCATGGAGCGCGCCATCGCCAAAGCACTTGGTCTCGACGTCGAGAAGCTCTGGCCGGAGCGCTGGGATGCCAACGGCAACCCCAATCGCATGCGCCCTAAGCGCCCAGAGGCTATGCCCGCGAGTACGCAAAAGCATAACGCAGCTTATGACCTTGGGCACCGTAAAACAGGCGCAGGGGAATGAACATGCGTCACGGAAAAGACGACCGCACCTACGATCTGTTCGAGATCCCGCAGCCGGTTCTGGCCGTGCCTGGTCAGGGTAACTACTCGGTACAGGTAAGCGAACTAGTGGGCGAGATGCTCAAGGCTAGCGACCTGGACCGCTACGAAGTGGCCGCGCGCATGTCGCGCCTGTCCGGCGATGACGTAAGCAAGGCGATGCTCGACGCCTGGTCGAGCCAGGCCCGTACCGACCACAACCTTCCTTTCTATAGAGCGGCGCTGCTTGAAGAGGTGTGCGCCAGTCACCTGCTGACCAACTGGCAGGTCGCCCTGCGCGGTGGCCGGGTGGCCTATGGGCGCGATGCCCTGCTGGCCGAGTTGGGCCGCCTGGAGCGTACCCGCGACGAAGCGGCGCGCCAGGCACGGGAACTCAAACGAGCGATGGGGGAACGGACATGATCCGAGAACTTCTTATTCGTCCTTTCCAGAATGTGATTCGTCGCCTGATCCGTGCGGAGCTAGAGGCTGTCCGTCAGGAGGCGTACCGCCTGGACGAGGAGCATGTCCAGCGCCTGTTGGCACGGCCCCGGGTTTGGGAGCCGCTCCGTTCGGACGTAATACGGGAACCGCTCGCAGAGCCGGTCGCGGCTTGGCTGGAGGAAAACCCAGACTCCCTTCCGGCAGCTTGGCGAGCACGTCATCTCGCACGCGCCGCAAGAAGAGCGAGTCGTCGGAGTCAAGCTGACGGCGTTGAAGTAGCCACTGATCAAGGGTGCGATCAATGAGACTCGCAAATAGCTCTTGCCGTACGGGGGTGCTCTGCAACGCTGCGAATAGCGCTTCCTGCAGTGCTTCATTCATTGCTGCAAGCCGGTCTATCGCATCGCGCATCTCATCCATTTCCTCCTGCATTTCGCGGAACTCTTCTTCGCTGATCAAGGCGGTCTCTCCTGCTCATGGTTCACGCAAGAGTAAGTCATGGGGGGGGATCATGCGTAACTGGTACACCGCCACCGAACTGGCTGGGTTGCCGGGGGTACCAGGCACTGATCGCAATGTCAGGGCGATGGCTGACCGCGAAGGCTGGGAAGGCCAACGGCGTCTTGGCTCCAAGGCCATCGAATACCACATCGCAGTCCTGCCCGAGACTACCCGCGCCGCGCTGCTCAAGCAGGCAGTGGACACCGTCACTGTCGAGCAACCGGCCAGCCTGCCGGCGGTGCGTACCGAGAGGGTCGCCCTGCGTCCGCTTTCGGCCTCTGGTGCGCTGACCCACCGCCAGGTTCTGACCCGCGATGCCCGGCTGCTGATCGTCAATATGCTCAAGCGCATGCAACGCGAGGGGCTCAGCCAGCGTCGGGCCTGTACGCAACTGCTGGGCTGGGCCGCCAATGGCGAGCTGCAGGGCAATGTGCTGATCGCCCTGGCGCTGGGCAACAACAAGTCCGGCGTCGAGTGGAACATCAGCACCAACGCTGAGGGTCTGACCACCGTCGAAGCCATGCCCGGCCAGGACGTCCAGGCCGCCGCCTGCGCGGTGTCCAGCCGCACCCTGGAGCGCTGGCTGGAGATGGAGCGGAACGGCGGCGCCGATGCCCTGGCCCCCGGCAAGCGGGAAAAGGACATGAGCATCAAGCCATGGGTTCCGTACCTGCTGGCCGAGATGCAGCGCCCGCAGAAACCGTGCCTGACCGATGCCTGGCGAGCGATGTGCAAGGCTCTGCCCGAGGGCATCACTGCGCCCAGCTATGACGCGGTGTACCGCTGGTACAGCCAGAAGTACTCCAGCCTGGACAAGCAGCGCGGCCGCAACCAGGGCAGTGCCCTGAACCCGCACAAGTACAGCCGCACCCGCTCGTCCTCCGGCATGTTGCCCATGCAGGAGATCCACTCTGACGGCTGGGGCACGCACTTCACTGCACCGCACCCGGTATCCGGCAAGTACGTGAAATTGGAGTGCTGGCATACCCACGACGTGGCCACCCGCTATGTGTTCCGCCCCAGCGTCGGCCTGTCCGAGTCGATGCTGGTGATCCTCGGCAGCCTGTTCAACGCCGTGGCCGAGGGCGGCCCTCCGGCCGTGTGGCAGACCGACAACACTGGCAGCGTGAAGAATGACCGTGTTCAGTTCGACCCGGTGACCTCGATCCAGGCCCGTGCCGGTATCCACATCGTCCACAACCTACCCGGCAACAGCCAGGCCAACGGCATCTGCGAGAACTTCAACAAGTACCTGGATCGCCGCGCCCGCGAACTGGCCACCTACATGGGCAAGGGCATGGACAGCCTGGCGCAGAAGCGCGTGCTGCGGGTGACTCAGAAACTGGTGAAGGCCGAGGGTCTGGCCGAACGGCGGCGCCTCAAGGCCGAGGCCGAGAAGCTTGGCAGCGGGCACCTGGTGCAATCGTTCGAGGAGGCCCAGGCGCTACTGGAACAGTGGTGCGACGACTTCAACAACACCCCGCACAGCGCGCTGCCGAAGATCAGCGACCCGGTGACCGGCAAGCGCCGCCACCAGACCCCAGCCGAGGCTTGGGCCGAGCATGTGGCCAATGGCTGGCAGCCGCTCGCGGTAGAAGGCGAGCAACTGCGCGACCTGTTCCGCCCGCATGAAACCAAGGTGGTGCAGCGCGCCAAGGTGCGGCTGTACAACCAGTTCTACCACCACCCCGAGCTGGAGCACTGGAACGGCGAGGAAGTCCAGGTTGCCTACGACGTCCACGACGGCGAACGGGTGTGGGTCAAGACGCGGGAAGGCCGCCTGATCTGCGAAGCCAAGCTGGACAGCGTGCGCGGCTACCGGGCGCAGAGCGTGTACGAGATGGCCATGGAGAAGCGCGCCGACGCCGCCATTGCCCGTCACGAGGCGCATATCGCCGAGATCGAGCGGCAGCGTCCTGTGCATGTGATCAGCCACGACGCACCGCTGAGCATCCCCGGCCTGGGTGATATCACCCCCGAACGCCTCAATGCCCGGTTCGCCGAGGGGCTGACCCTGGAGGGTGAGGCCCAACGTGTACCCGCCCCCGAGCCTCAGCAGGCCCCGATCCCCGAGCCGGCCAAGGCCGACGTGTTCACCCTGCCGGAAAGCCCAGCCCAGCGCTATCGCCAGTGGCGCGAGCTGGAAGCCCGCGTGCTCGCGGGAGAGTCCCTCAATTCAACACAAGAGCAGCGCTGGTTCGAGCTGTACCCCCAAAGCAAAGAGTTCGCCGCCCAGCAGCGGCAGGCATAAGACCAAAAGGAGCCGTACCTACATGAGTAACCTGAACCTTCCCCTGAGCAACGGCATGGCCCAGATCGCCAACCTCGGCCTGTGCGATATCGCCCTGGAGCGCGCGCTGTCACGCACCTCCAGCCTGCCCGGCCTGGTGTGCTTCTACGGCCCCAGCGGCTATGGCAAGTCGATGTCCGCCGCTTGGGTGGCCAACGCCCGCCGTGCCTACTACGTGCAGGCCAAGAGCGTGTGGAGCAAGAAACACACCCTCAAGTCGATCCTGGGCGAGATGGGCATCAAGGCACTCGGCACCATTCCGGAGATGGCCGACCAGGTGGCCGAGGAACTGGCCGCGAGCGGCCGGCCGCTGATCATCGACGAGATGGACCACCTGGTGGCGAGCGGCACCGTCGAGCTGGTGCGCGACATCTATGAGTCCAGCCAGGCGGCCATCCTGCTGATCGGCGAGGAAGGCCTACCGACCAAGCTCAAGAAGTTCGAGCGCTTCCATGGCCGGGTGTTGTCCTGGGTGCCGGCGCAGCCGGTGACGCTGGCCGATGCGCACAGCCTGGTGCCGGTTTATAGCCCCCAGGTAGGCATCGCCGAGGACTTGCTGGCCCACGTGGTCACCATCGCCAACGGCTCGGTGCGCCGGGTGGCTGTGAACCTGGAGATGATCCGCGACACCGCCCTGACCATGGGCCTCGACCAGATGGACAGGGCCGTCTGGGGAAGCCGCGAGTTGTACACCGGCGAGGCACCGAAGCGGAGGGTCGCATGATGGCTACCGGACGCAAGCCTGTGCACCTGGAACAGCGTGGCGGCAAAAGCAACCGCCAGCGTGTATGGGAGGCCATTCGGCAACAGCGCAGCGGACTGACCTGCTACGACCTGGCCCGCCGTGCGCGGGTCACGGAAGCCACAGTGCGCACCTACCTGCAGGCTCTTATCAACGGTGGGTATCTGGAGGCAGAACCGACGGATACGCCACCCTCCATCGGCCAGACCCGCCCGCTACGGCTAATCCGCGACAGCGGCAGCGAGGCGCCGGCGCTGAAACGCGATGGCACGTCCTGTACGCAAGGACTGGGTACTGAGGCGATGTGGCGAGCGCTGCGCATCCTGGGGGAAACCAGCGCCGAAGAGCTGGCGCGGTATGCCAGCGCAGCCGTCCCCACTACCACGGCTACGGCGAAAAGCTACCTGCGCTTCTTGGCCCTGGCTGGCTATGTTCAGGTTGCGCGGCGTGTCGGCAAGCCGAGCCGTTACCGCATGGTGCAGGCCCGCTACAGCGGCCCGCGCCCGCCGATGATCCAGCGTACCAAGCAGGTCTATGACCCCAACCTGGGCAAGGTGGTGTGGGCCGAGGCGCCGGAGGATCACCTATGACCACCTGGCTCGATCTGCTCAGCGCCGAGGTCAAGGCCAGCAGCATGCAGAAGGCGGCGACTCGCCTGGGCATCAGCCGCACCGCCGTCAGCCTGTGCTTGTCCGGCAAATACGGCGCCTCGACCGACCGCGTGGAGGCCAAGGTCTGGGACGTGCTCGGCCAGGTGGATTGCCTGGCGCTGGGCGAGCCCATCAGCCCTACCGCCTGCCGCGATTACCGCGAGCGCAAGCCACCGCTGCACAACTCCGTAGCGATGCGCCATTGGCGCGCCTGCCAGCACTGCCCGAACAACCCCAACTGCATGGAGCAACGCCATGACCACTGAACGTCCGCTGAAAGTGCTGACGGAGGGCCTCGCCGTCCGGCTGCACGACTTCAACCACGCTGCCCGCCAGCTGCAAGGCCTTGGCGTGCGCCTGCTGCAGATCCTACCGAACGAGAACCGCCTGCAGGTCAGCCCGGAGGATGCCCGCTGGCTGCTGAGCAACCGGCGCCTGGACGGATTCACCCGCAGCCGCTCGGCCGGCAGCACCCGTTACACCGCCCAGTTCGAGGGGGTCACCCTGGCCTGGATCGAGCCCATCAGCTACCGCGACTTCATCAGAAACACCCTGCACTGACAAGGAACCCCGGATATGAACGCACATACACAACCAATCCCCGAAGGCTACCGGCGTGACGCGCAGGGCCGCCTCGTCCATGAAAGCATGATCAAACCCATCGACCAGGAGCGCGACCGCCTGGTGATGCACCTGGTTGACCGCGCCAGCGAGCTGAGCAATGAACTGGCTGACTTCAAGGGCATGGCTTTCGGTGACGTGCGCGCCTTCATCGAGATGAGCTTCGAGGAGTACGGCGCCAAGATCGGCGGCAAGAAAGGCAACGTCACGCTGCACGGCTTCGACGGCCGCTACAAAGTCCAGATTTCCGTTCAGGAAACCACCGCTTTCGACGAGCGCCTGCAGGCAGCGCGAGCGCTGATCGACGAATGCTTGGCCGAGTGGACGCAGGGCGCCCGGCCCGAGGTCGTCACCCTGGTTAACGACGCCTTCCGCACCGACACCAAAGGCGAGATCCGCACCGCCCGCGTGCTCGCCCTGCACCGGCTGGAGATCGCTGACGAGCGCTGGCAGCGCGCCATGAAAGCGATCAGCGACTCCTGCCAGGCCGTGGGCTCCAAGTCGTACCTGCGGTTCTACGAGCGGGTGGGGGATAGCGACCAATACCGACCGATCAGCCTGGACATAGCAGCCATTGCGCTGCCGGAGGCGTGACATGGCCAAGACCTATGCCGTGTGTCAGATCAACGGGCTGATCCGATTCGTCGACCAGCCGCCCGCCGAGGGCCATATCTCCCTGGCCGTTGGCGAGTTGGGCGTGGTGCGCCAAGTGATCCGCGAAACCGCCGAGCCGGTTCCCGCCCCGCGTGGCTCAATCGCGCATCGCGTGCCGGGTGTCGATCCTGATACCGCTGAGCGCGCCAACCTGGGCGCCATCGCCCGCTATATCCAAACCCTCAACCAACACGACGTGCCCGGCTTCCGGGCCCTGGGAGCCTGATATGACTGAGCACAGCTTTACCGTCACGGTCGCCGAGGGCGAGAGCGGTATCAACATCCAGGTGGGCGGCATCCAGCCCTTTGAAGGCGTTGATAGCAACGCTCTGGAAATCGCCAAGGCCCTGCGCCTAACCATGTTGCAGAACACAAACCGCCTAGCCGAGTGCATTGCGACTGCGCGGCATCAGCACATTCACCCCGCGACAAAGTCCGTTCACTAAGCGAAACCGCCCCGGCCTGATGGTCGTGGCGGTCTGCCAGGTGTGGTTGCCTGGTACTGATGAGCAGCCCGGAGTCCCAATGGATCACAAGAAAGCCCTCGACAAGATCAAGAAGCTGTTGCGCCTAGCCAACAGCAGTAACCCGCATGAGGCCGCCGCAGCCATGCGCCAGGCCCGCGCCCTGATGGAAAAGCATCAGCTTGACCAGACTGACGTCGATATCGCCGACATCGAGGAGCACGGCACCCGCAGCGGGTCGAAGATGAAACCCGCGCTATGGGAAAGCCGCCTCGCTCAGACCGTGGCCAAGGCTTACTCCTGTCGGCTGTTCTTCAAGGCTGGCGTCGGTGACTGGCGATTCGTTGGCGAAATGGCCGAGGTAGCCAGCTACACCCTGGCGGTGCTGCTGCGCCAGGTACGCCAGGCCCGCCGCGACTACATCGCTCAGAACCTCAAGCGCTGTAAATCGGCGAGCAAGACCAAGCGAGCCGACCAATTCTGTTCGGGCTGGGTGTATGCGGTTTACACAAAAGTGGCCGAGTTCGCCGGCACCGAGCCCTCGGGTGCCACCGATGCCTACATGCTCAAGCACCACCCCGATCTAGTGGACGGCAAAGCTATCGACCGCACCGCCAAAACCAAGTCGCTCAGCCTTCGCGCTATCAATGACACCGCAGCCGGCATCCAGGCTGCCGACTCGGTACAGCTCAACCACGGTGTCGGTGGCCAGGAACAACTGGCCCTTACCTGAGCGAAACCTAGCCCTGGCAACGGGGCGAAGGTCTGCCGGGCGTGGTGGCCCGGTACTGATGAGCAGCCATATATGACAGAAGAATCGCAAATAGAGCGTAAGCGCCGCCAGGCGCGGGAGCGCAAGACCGCCCAGCGCAAGCGGGATCGAGAGCGCCGCACCCTGGTCGGCGCCCACGAGTTCCGTATGGATATGTACCAGGGTACTACCGAGGCGCTGGAACGCATCTGCGCCGCCGGGCAATTCGAGGAGGGGGTCGAGGCCATCACCTTGCTGCTGCACAACGTCGCCGAGTTGGCCGAGCGTGACCAGTCACGCTTCAAGGAATTGATCAAGATGAGGTGTCACGCATGAGCACTTTGCAACAGGCCACACTGCCCAAGCAGCGCGTCACCTGGTACGCCATCGAGCGCTATTGCCCGCGTTGCGAGGAGTACTGGCCGGCGGACGAGGAGTTCTTCCACCCGCGCCCCGGCGGCAAGCTGGATAGCTGGTGCCGCGCCTGCTCGAACGAATACCGCCGCCTGAAAAGGATGACCACGCAATGAGCCTGGCCAAAATCCATATCGCCAAAGCCCAGCTTGGCCTAGACGACGCCACCTACCGCGCCCTGCTGGCCCGCGTGGCGGGTGTGCGCTCGGCCAAAGACCTAGACAGGCGCCAGGCCGCCGCCGTGCTGGCCGAGTTTGAGCGCCTGGGCTTCAAGCCGCAGCCCGCGAAGAAACAAGGCCGCGCCCGGCCCAATCCGGCCGGTAGCCGCAAGACGGTGATGCGCAAGGTGGAAGCCCTGCTGACCGAGGCCAGGCGCCCCTGGAGCTATGCCGACTCAATGGCTCTGCATATGTTCAAGGTGGCCCGCGTCGAGTGGCTGGATGACAGTCAGCTGCAGCGGCTGATGCAGGCGCTGATCATCGACGCCGGGCGCCACGGGAGGCTGTGATGGATCTGAGCCAGCTCCAGGAGCTACTGCCGGAGAACGTGCGGGACATGGCCGCACGGATCGGCCTGCCCGCCACCCTGCGGGTCGTCGAGCGCATGGGCGGCACCACCTGGCGCGTCGCCGAGGGGCGCACCCCCGAGGGCGAGGCCAAGCGCGCCGCCCTTGCGGACATCGTTGGCAGCGACATCGAGGAGATGCTGCACCGTGAGTATGCCGGCGACGAGTTCTACCTGGCACGCTGTCACGCGGCCGTGCTGCGCTGGCGCAACCTGGAAATCCACCAGCGCTTCGAGCAGGGAGTCCGCGAAGGCCTGACGGCCCGCACGCTGGTGGCCGAGCTGGCACGGGAATACAGGCTGTCCGACCGTAGGGTCTGGATCATCCTCAAGGAGCACCTGCCTCCGGTTGAGCAGGGCACGTTGTTCCACTGAGCGCGGCTATAGCATGGAAGATGGAAAACACAAGGGGAATTCGCCAGGAAAACGGAATCTGATTTTGGCTTGTGTCTAGGAATACCTGCCATAGGATAGGTATCGACCTTAACGTCGATAGGAGTTGTACATGCTGACACCCGAAGCCCAACGCCATCTGGAGCGACTTGATACCATTGGCCGCTGCTGGACGGCGGTGACCGACCTGATGGTCCCTGAAAAGGATCTACACGTGGTTGACCGCGATACGCTTAGTTGCCTGTTCAACTTCCTTGCCGAGGAGTACGACAAGGCCCGACAGGGCTTTACTGAGGCCCTGAAAGACCGTTAAAACTGCAAGCCCCGCGCTTTGCGGGGCTGGTTCATAGAGGGAGCTTTCGCATGAACAGAACAGTCGGAGCTGCGTTTCTCGTACTCGGGACAATGGCGATGCCTGCGTATTCCGCATCCTGCGACGATATCGAGACAGTGGCGAAAACCTTCGCTGAAGGACGGTATAAGGGGCATCCCGTCAGTGCCTATATGAAGCATGTGGAGTCCACACCAGCGCTCAAGCAGCTTTTGATCGATGCCTACTCTCTGCCGGACTATCACAGCGATCAGATGCAGCAAAAAGCCGTCAGCGAGTTCGTTAATCGAACCTACATCCAGTGTGTCCAGGAATGAATAGCCTGAGCACCACCCGCTGAACCCCTTCCCGTAACGCTCCCCCCTATGCCGCCAGCATCCTGGCGGCATGGACACTCAAACTCCCCACCCGCCCCGCAGCCCACGCGACTACGCCGCCGCCATCCTGGCCGAGCCGTCGCGCGAGCGCCGTAATGCGTTGCTCGAAGCCTGCCCGGCCGAGTGGCGCGACCTGGTGCGTGAGCATGTCCAGGCCGCCTTCGCCAAGGTGAAGGCCTACCGCGATCACAAGGCCGGCCGCGCCCAGCTCGCCCGCCAGAAACCACCGGCCGCCCCGCGCCGGGATGCCCTGCATAAACCCAGCAACTACACGAGATCCGCACCGGAGGTGGGCAATGCGCACTTATCCGCACTGCGCGCAGCCGTCGCGCACCCGCAAGGAACGCCCCATGCCTGAACCCGGCACCACCACGGTGGCCGCCAGTGGCGCGCTGCTCAAGTACTTCGGCCTGCATATCGGCGCGGGCGCCCTGGCCGCCACGCTCGGCTTCCTGGTGCTGTGGCCGCGCTCGATGCGGGAAGGCTTCGCCCGGCTGTTCTGCACCATCGTCGCTAGCTCGGTGTTCGGGCCGGTGCTGGTGGTGCAGATGCACGCCGCCCGCCCGGAACTGTTCGCCTCGGCCGAGGCCGTGGCCGCGCTCTACGGGCTGGAGCCGGCCTTGGGCCTGCTGTTCGTCGCCACGCCGCTGCTGGTGATCGCCGGCTTGCCGGCCTGGTGGCTGATCGGTGCCGCTCTGCGCTTTTTCGAGCGCGACGGCGATTCCTGGCTGGGCGTGCTGGCCCAGCGCCTCAAGCGCAAACTGGAGAGCTGAGATGCAGACGCAACCCCGTGGCATCCGTAACAACAACCCCGGCAACATCGACTACAACCCGCGCAACAACTGGCAGGGGCAACTGCCGCGCGACGTTAAGATCGAGCCGCGTTTCGCCTGCTTCGATACCGCGTTTAACGGTATCCGCGCCCTGGCCAAGCTGCTGGTGAACTACCGCAAGATCCACGGCCTGCGCACTGTCGAGGGGCTGATCAGCCGCTGGGCACCGTCGAACGAGAACGACACCAAGGCCTATGCCCATGCGGTGGCCGCGCACCTGGGCGTGCCGATCCAGGCCGGCATCCACCTAGACCAGGACACCCTGGAGAAGCTGGTCACCGCCATCATCCGCCACGAGAACGGCCAGCAGCCGTATAGCGCCGAGCTGATCGCCAGCGCGGTGCAGGCGGTGCAGGCGGTGCTGGCGTGAACCGTGAAAATGGCCTCGGACTGCTCAGCGAGGATGAAGTTGAGCTGATCCGGTCACGCCGTCTTGAAAACGCCAAGAAAGCAGAAGCGGCTGCCCTACGGCTGAGGATTTTACGTGCTGCAGTCAGTTATGAAGCATGGTTTCAAGAGCATGAGCGCGGTAGCACGTACTCGACCTTCACGAATGAGTTCGGCGGCGACAGCAGCCTATGGGACTCCGTGGAGTTCCTACGCGATGTAGTGGGTTCCCAATGAGCCTGCGCCTGATCCTCTCCACACTGCTGGCCGCTGCCCTGGCCCTGCTCGGTGCCTGGGGCGCCGGGCATGTCGCCGGCCAGGCGGCGGGGGCGGCTGCCTGCGCCGAGGGCCAGGCCGAAGGCTACCGCGACCTGCTGGACGAGTCCGCCAAGCAACTGCACCAGGCCCAGGCCACCAGCACCGAGCTGTTCAAGCGCCTGGCCAGGCAGCACACCCACGACGAAAAAACCACTCAGGAGCTACGCGATGCACTCGCTGAAACGGCGGCTGATCGTACTGCCTGCCGCTTTGCTGCTGGCGTCATGCAGCAGCTCGAAGATGCCCGTCAACGTGCCGCCCGCGCCACTACCGGCGGCCTTGACGCAACCCTGCCCCCAGCCGGTGGCGACGGCGGATAACAGCGCCGACGCGGCCGTGGTGGCCTTGAAGCAACTCTACGACCAATACGGCCTTTGCGCCGGCCTGCACTGGGACACGGTGCAGCACTACCAGAAGGATTGACCCATGGCGAAGGATGAAAAGGAAGAAACGTCGCTGCAGCTGCTACAACGCATCGACAAGCGATTGGAGCGGTTCGAGGATCGCTTCCCGCAAGTCGAGCGCAAGGGGGTGATGTATGGCGCGGCAGCCGGTGCGCTGTCGGGCGGGTTGGTGGCCTGCGGGCTGCTGGTGGCGCGGATCAAGCTCGGCATCTAAGGAGCGCTCATGGCTCACCCCAAGGAAACCCGCGACGGCGTACGCCGTGCCTATGTGTTCGACCGCCAGAGCCTTGAGGTGGCGGCGGCCATGCACGGGGTGAGCTATGGCACCGCGCGGCGCTGGAAGCAACAGGCCCAGGCGGCGGGCGACGATTGGGACAAGTCCCAGTCCGCCCAACTGCTGGCCGGTGGCGGCATCGAGGACGTGGCGCGCCAGGTGCTATCCGGCCTGGTGACTCAGTTCCAGGCCACCATGGAAGCGGTGCAGGCCGACCAGGACATCAAGCCGGCGGCCAAGGTGCAGATGCTCGCCAGCCTGGCCGACGCCTACAACAAGACGGTGTCCGCCTCCAAGCGCGTGCTACCCGAGACCAGCGCCCTGGCCACGGCCATGGAGGTGCTGCAGAAGCTGGCCAGCTTTATCCGCGAACGCTTTCCCCAGCATGCCCCAGCCTTTGCCGAGGTGCTGGAGCCGTTCGGGGAATTGGTGGCGAGGGAGTTGGGGTGAATCAGAAACCATCGAAGCGTGAAGATCGAGTGACTCTTCTCACGGTAGGCGTCGGCGCTGGATATCTCTTTACCTTCACTAGGGAGTTGCAGCGATGACACGCGAGCATCAGATGCCAGTTAGCATCCGGCGCCGACTGCAGGAGCGACTTGATGCCGTTCTCGTAGCAGTTGGCACAAATCTCATGTTCCGGTTCGGCTCCCTGCATCTCCGGCTTAATGCGGTACAGCAGTCCACCCGCTTCCGTTTTGTGCAGTTGGTAGCGCTGCTTCTCATGCGCCCAGTCTTTGATCTTCAGCAGCTCGGCTTCCAACTCGCCTTTTTCATTCAACAGCGCCAGATAGCCCGTTTGGGCGGTAATCAGCTGTTGCAGGGCGCCGCCCAGTCGCTCGTTCAACTCGCCCGTCTTAACGGCAATCTCATGATCCGTCTTGGCATTCGAGATGTCTTTCGAAAGCGTCATCAGGCTGCTGACGGCAGTGAGCGCACCGCTAATGGCATCCATCATGGTCGTGATCCTTCTCGGGGGGACGTTAACCCGTGAAGACTAGCACCAAGAGCTTCCTGGCTGATATTGCCCAGCTCGCCGCCGACTTCCGCCGCCAGATCGAGGCGGAGGTGGATGGCTTCGACCCCAACCCGGCCGCCAGTCGCGAACGGCGCGAACGGGCCTGGAACGACTACGAGTACTTCGCCCGCACCTACTTCCCGCACTACGTGAAGAAAGGCAATGCGCTGCTGCATGACTATCTATACCAGCGCCTGCCCGCCCTGGTGGACAGCCCAGACGGCCAGCATGAGGCCATCGCCGCGCCGCGCGGCAACGCCAAGTCCACCCTGGTCAGCCAGATCGGCGTGATCTGGTGCGTGGTCACCGGGCGCAAGCGCTACCCGCTGATCATCATGGACGCCTTCGAGCAGGCCGCGACCATGCTGGAGGCGATCAAGGCCGAACTGGAGTTCAACCCGCGCCTGCTGATGGACTTTCCCGAGGCGGCCGGCAAGGGCCGGGTCTGGCAGGTGGGTACCGTGGTCACCGCCAATGACGCCAAGATCCAGGTCTTCGGTTCCGGCAAGCGCATGCGCGGCCTGCGCCACGGCCCGCACCGTCCTGACCTGGTGATCGGCGATGACCTGGAGAACGACGAGAACGTGCGCAGCCCCGAGCAGCGCGACAAGCTGCAGGCCTGGCTGACCAAGACGGTGCTGAGCCTGGGTGCAGCCGACGACACCATGGACGTGCTGATCATCGGCACCATCCTGCACTACGACTCGGTGCTGTCGCGCCTGCTGAACAACCCGCTGTGGAAGCGGCGCAAGTTCAAGGCCATCATCGAATGGCCGCACCGCATGGATCTGTGGGAGAAGTGGGAGGAGATCCTACTGAACGACGGCGAGGACGCTGCGCGGGCCTACTACGACGAGCGCGCCCAGACCATGGAGGAAGGCGCGGTGATCTGCTGGCCGGACGGCCAGCCGCTGTACAAGCTGATGGTCAAGCGCGCCCGTGACGGCCGCGCCGCCTTCGACTCCGAGCAGCAGAACGACCCGGTGCAGGGCGACAACGCCCCGTTCGCCGCGTGCATCACCTTCTGGGTCAACCGCCTGAGTCAGTGGCTGTTCTATGGCGCCTGCGACCCATCCCTGGGCAAGCACGGTTCCAGCCGCGACCCGTCCGCCATCCTGGTCGGCGGCTTCAACCGCGAGACCGGCATCCTCGACGTGGTCGAGGCCAGCATCCGCAAGCGCCTGCCCGACAAGATCATCGAAGACGTGATCGCCTTCCATAAGGCCTACCGCTGCCTGGTGTGGGGCGTCGAGGCCGTGCAGTTCCAGGAGTTCCTGCGCACCGAGTTGGTCAAGCGCAGCGCGCTGGCGGGCTTCCCGGTGCCGGCCAGGGCGATCACCCCGCACTCGGACAAGCTGCTGCGCATCGAGAGCCTGCAGCCGCACATGGCCAACGGCCTGATCCGCATCCACGCCAGCCACAGCACCCTGGAACAGCAGTTGCGCCACTTCCCCGCGGCTGACCATGACGACGGCCCGGACGCCCTGCACATGCTGTGGATGCTAGCCACCACCGGAGCGGCGCGGATGGAGTTCACCCCAGCCCCCAGTCGCCATCAGACCGGCAGCGGCGGTTATGGCGACGATAGGAGCAGCGGCGGCCGCTTTGGCGGTGCCTGGTGAGGTGTGAGCTGCTGATCACCGGCTGCCGCGATCACCAGATGTGGTACTCGCATCTGGTCGGCCAGCGTGTGCCGCTGCTGGCCATCGAGCCGGATTGCTACCTGAGCCGCGAGCCGGCCGGGTTCACCAACATGGTTTACAAGCAGGACGCCGAGGTAGTCCCGGCGCAGGAGTATGACAAATGACGCGCATCGTTGATGTCCACGGCAACCCGATCAAGACGGCCGAGCTACGCCACGCACAGACATCGCGCCTGGGTGCGCTGCACCGGGAGTTCGCCCAGCACCCGGCCAGAGGGCTGACCCCGGCCAGGCTCGCACGCATCCTGCAGGACGCCGAACAGGGCAACCTGCAGGCCCAGGCCGAGCTATTCATGGATATGGAGGAGCGCGACGGGCACCTGTACGCCGAAGTGGCCAAGCGCAAGCGTGCCGTGCTCGGTCTGGACTGGACAGTGGAGCCGCCACGCAACCCGACCGCCGCCGAGCAGGCCGACGCCGACTACCTGCACGAACTGCTGCAGGATCTGGACGGGTGGGATGACATGCTGCTCGATGCCCTGGACGGTATCGGTCATGGCTTTGCCGCTGTCGAACTGGAATGGCTGCTGTACGGCCGTGAGTGGATGCCCAAGGCCATGCACCACCGGCCGCAGAGCTGGTTTCAGTTGAACCCGAACGACCAGGCCGAGCTGCGCCTGCGCGACAATAGTGCCGAGGGGGAGGCCCTGCAGCCGTTCGGCTGGATCGTTCACCGGCCCCGTGCGAGGTCGGGCTATGTGGCGCGCAGCGGGTTGTTCCGGGTATTGGCCTGGCCCTACCTGTTCAAGCACTACGCGACCGCCGACCTGGCCGAGATGCTGGAGATCTGCGGCATACCGATCCGTCTGGGCAAGTACCCTGGCGGTACGCCGGATGATGAAAAAGCGACCCTGTTGCGGGCAGTCACCGGCCTGGGACACGCTGCCGCCGGGATCATCCCCGAAACCATGTCCATCGAGTTCCAGCAGGCAGCCCAGGGCACCAGCGAGCCGTTTCTGGCGATGATGCGCCAGTGCGATGACTCGATATCCAAGGCGGTGCTGGGCGGCACCCTGACCAGCAATACCAGTGAGAGCGGTGGCGGCGCCTTCGCCTTGGGTAAGGTGCATAACGAGGTGCGCCACGATCTGCTGGCCTCCGATGCCCGGCAACTGGCGGCCACACTGAGCCGCGATCTGCTGTGGCCTCTGCTGGTACTCAATCGCCCCGGCAACCCGGATACCCGACGCGCCCCGCGCCTGGTGTTCGACCTGCGCGAGGTGGCTGATATGGCGGCCATGGCCACCGCCCTGCCGCCGCTGGTGAACATCGGCGTGCAGGTGCCGGTGAACTGGGCGCAGGAGCGCTTGGGCATCCCGGCGCCTGCCGAGGGGGAGGCGGTACTGCGTCCGGCGCAGGCCACCCCGGCTATGCTCACCGGCCGACATGGCGGGCGTGTGGCCAGCCTGGCGCAGGTTCTCGGCCCGCGCTATGCCGACCAGCAGGCGCTGGACAAGGCCATGGCCGCCCTGCCGGCCGAGCTGCTGCAGCAGCAGGCCGACGCCATGCTGAGCCCGCTGCTGGACGCCATCAACCGAGGTGGCAGCGAGGCCGAGCTGCTCGGCGCCCTGGCCGAGGCCTTCCCGGACATGGACGAGAGCGAGCTGACCGAGGCCCTGCACCGGCTGCTGTTCGCCGCCGACACCTGGGGCCGCCTGCACGGCAACCTGGATCGGATCGGCTGATATGCCCACGCCGACCGAGGCCGACCTACGCGCCATCATCCAGTTGCGCCCCGACGCCGCTATCGAGTACCTGGAGCGCAAGGGCTTCGCCATCACCTGGAACTGGCACGATGTGAGCGCGGCCAGCCACGCCCGCGCTTTCACCGTGGCCAAGGCTGCGCGCCTGGACGTGCTCCAGGACATCCGCAACGCCCTGGGCGACAACCTGGAGAAAGGCCAGACCCTGCGCGACTTCCAGCGCAACCTGCGGCCGACCCTGGAGGCCAAGGGCTGGTGGGGCCGGCAGATCGTGGTGAGCCCTGACGGCGGCGCCGAGTCGGCGCAGCTCGGCAGTCCGCGCCGGCTGGCCACCATCTACCAGACCAACATGCAGTCGGCCTACATGGCCGGCCGCTACGCCGCCGCCTACGAGGCCCGCGAGACGCACCCGTATTGGATGTACATCGCGGTGATGGACGGCGTGACCCGTCCCAGCCATGCCGCTTTGCACGGCAAGGTGTTCCGCTGGGATGACCCGATCTGGCAGCACATCACCCCGCCGAACGGCTACAACTGCCGCTGCCGGATCGTTGCCCTGAGCGAGGCCGAGGTGCAACGACGCGGGCTCAAGGTCGAGTCCAGCGCGGGCAAGCTGGGCACCGAGACCCTGGAAGCCGGCATCGATCAGCGCACTGGCGAGATCCGCAGCGAGACCGTCACCACCCTGGACACCACCGACCGGGCCGGCAAGCGTGTGCGCTTTCGCCCCGACCCCGGTTTCGACGGCAGCCCGGTGCAGAGCCATCTGATGGACGATGTGCTGCTGCGCAAGGCTCAGCGCACCCTGGGCGAGCCGGCCGCCCTGGCCGAGGTGCAGCAGGTACTGCTCGATCCGGTGCGCCAGAAAGGCTGGGAAGCCTACATAGACAACGCCATTGCGCTCGGTCGGCCACAGGGGCAAAGCATGGCGTTCGGTGTGCTCGATGCCGCCGACCTGGTCTTTGCCCAGGGCAAGGGCGCTCAAGTGCAGAGTGGAATCGTCTTTATGAGTGATGCCCGCCTGGCCGGGGCCAAGGTGCGGCGCCATCAGGCGGCAGGTGATGCGCTGAGTGCGGCCGAGCTGAAGGCATTGCCCGAGCAGATCGCCAGGCCGCAGCAGGTACTGTGGGACACCAAGAACAAGACGCTGTTGTACATCCTGGCTGGTGGTACGGAGCGGGCCAAGCTGGCGGTGCGCTTCAACCGCGAGAGCTATGGCAAGGTCAAGGTGGATGACGCCGCCACAGTGTTCAAGGTGGCGATGCAAGATATCGCTTCGGGCCTGAACGGCGGGCTCTATGAGGTAGTGCGATGAGAAGGAGAGGAGCAGGCGTGGCGCCGGAATCGAACCGGATAATAGCGGCCAGAGCCCCTAACCGTTGCCAGTTGGAAACAACCACGCCCGGACTTCAACTATAAGCCGAAGGAACTGACATGGCCAACCGTATAGAAGTGCAAGTGATCGATGCGCCAGTGCGCCAGCGCGTCGACCAGGTACTCAGCGTACTGACCGACTCCGGCGTGCTGATGCGTGGCATCGCCGCCGAACTGACGGCGCAGACCGAGCTGGCCTTCCAGGACGAGGGGCCAGGCTGGCCGCAGCTCAAGCCGGCAACAGTGAAGGCGCGAGCGCGAACCGGCCGGGGCGCGCACCCTATCCTGCAGGTGAGCAACGCTCTGGCGCGCTCGATCACCAGCCAGGCCGGGGCGGACTTCGCCCAGGTGGGCAGCAACATGCCCTATGCCGCCATCCACCAGTTCGGTGGCACCATCGAGCGGGCACCCTATAGCGGCAAGCTACGCTTGCGCACCGACCGCAAGGGCCAACTGCTGCGCCGTGGCAAGAATGGCAAGCTGGTGACCTTCGCCAAGGAAAAAGGCCCCAGGGCGCACAAGAACTACGTCGAGCGGCGCTATGAGGTGAAGGCCCACAAGATCGAGATCCCTGCGCGCCCATACCTGCCGGTTACCCCGAGTGGCCTGCTCACCCCACGGGCGTCCGATGCCATCATGGAGCTGCTGACCGGCCTGCTGATGCGCTGACCGCCTGGGAGGCGCTGCAAGGTGCGAACGGTGTCTGGCTGCTGGCGTGGTCTGGCTCAGGCGCGACGCCCCCCGTTAAATACCCGTTAAATCGTCTTGCAACCGCATGGGTGTCGCCTAGCGACGAGTGACTCTGCACCGCGTCGCTAGAAAGGGGCCATCCGCCCATGCGCTGAACCTCATCCTGTAACCCCGCCCGCCGTCGCCCAGCACCATGGCGGCATGAAGAAAAACCGCCCCCAAGTCGCCATCGCCGCCTGCTCCTTCCAGCTCCCGAAGTTGGAGGACGGCAGCGTCTGGATTCAGTTCACCCCGGCCGGTGAGTTCCGCCCCATGGACGGCCGGCCGATGGATGTACCGGCCTGGCGCATCGACGCCGCCAGCGCGGCGGTGGTGATTGCCCGCTTCCAGGCCCGGCGCACACCGCCAGTGCTGGACTACGAGCACCAGACCCTCAAGAAAGAGCAGAACGGCCAACCCGCGCCGGCAGCCGGGCGCCTGCTGGAGCTGGAATGGCGCGAGGGCTCCGGCCTGTGGGCTCGGGTCGAACTGACCGCCCGCGCCGCCGCCATGATCGAGGCCGGCGAATACCTCTACTTCTCCCCCGTGTTCGCCTATGGCTCGGACGGCACCGTGCTGGCCGTGCTGATGGGCGCGCTTACCAACGACCCGGCCATCGACAACATGGAACCGCTCGCCCGGCGCGCGGCCGCGACCTTTGGCCTTTTCGACCCTGAAGAGGAAGCCCCTGTGGAACTACTGAAAGCCATTATCGCGGCCCTGGCACTCAAGGCAGAGGCCACCGAAGCCGAAGCCATCGCCGCGTTGACCGCCCTCAAGCCCGCCCTGGACGCCCAGGCCAAGACCCTGGCCGAGCTGCGCAGCGCCCTGGGCTTGACCACCGACGCCACTGGCGAGCAGATCGCCGCCGCGACCGCTCAGCTCAAGACCGCTGCCAGTTCGGCCGGTAACCCCGACCCGACCAAGTTCGTGCCGCTTGCCGCCATGACCGAGCTGCAGGGGCAGATGGCCGCGCTGACCGCCCGACTGAACGGCGGCGAGCTGGATGGCCTGGTCGGCACTGCACTCAAGGATGGCCGCCTGTTGCCTTCCCTGGAGGGCTGGGCGCGTGAGCTTGGCGGCAAGGATATCGGCCAGCTCAAGGCCTACCTCGACAACGCCGCCCCTATCGCCGCGTTGACCCGCCTGCAGGGTGACCGCGTGCCCCAGGGCGATACCCACAACCTTACGGTCGCCGAACTGGAGGCCGCCAAACTCACCGGCATCAGCGCTGCTGATTACGCCAAGGCAAAAGGAGCCTGAACCCAATGGCCATCATCACCCCGGCGCTGATCAGCGCACTGAAAACCTCGTTCCAGAAGCACTTCCAGGATGCCTTGGCAATCGCGCCGAGTGCTTACCTGCAGATCGCCACGGTGATCCAGTCCACCACGGCCAGTAACACCTATGGCTGGCTCGGTCAGTTCCCGAAACTGCGTGAGTGGATCGGCGACCGTGTGGTCAAGGATATGGCAGCCCAGGGCTACCAGATCAGCAACAAGTTGTTCGAGTCCACGGTGGGCGTCAAACGCACCGACATCGAAGACGACAACCTGGGCATCTATACCCCGCTGATGCAGGAGATGGGGCGAGCCGCAGGCGTACACCCGGACGAACTGGTGTTCGCCCTGCTCAAGCTCGGCCACAGCTCGCTCTGCTATGACGGCCAGTTCTTCTTCGACACCGACCACCCGGTGTTCCCGAACGTCGACGGCACCGGCACCCCGGCGACCATCAGCAACTCGTTCGCACCGGCGGAGAACCCTGGTGCGGCGTGGTATCTGCTGGATACCAGCCGCAGCCTCAAGCCGCTGATCTTCCAGGAACGCATCAAGCCCGCTTTCCAGTCCATGACCACCGAAGACGACGAGAAGGTCTTCACGGCCGACGAATATCGCTACGGCGTGCGCTCGCGTTGCAACGTCGGCTTCGGCTTCTGGCAGCTCGCCGCCCGCTCGACCGAGCCGCTCAACAAGGCCAACTTCGAGAAGGTCTACGACGCGATGCGCGGCCTACAGGCTGACGGCGGGCGACCGCTCGATGTGCGCCCGAACCTGCTGGTGGTGCCTACCACCCTGCGGGGCGCTGCCAAAGAAGTGGTCGGCGTCGAGCGCCTGGCCAATGGCGCAACCAACCCGAACTACGACCTGGTGCAGGTGCTGGACACCGCCTGGCTCAACTGACCGGAGTGGGCCAGGGAGGCCCAGCGGCCAGGGATGGCCACCTATTTATAGGAGGACGATATGTCTACCGCTGCAACCAGCAAGAAAACCATTAAGCAGAACGAAACCAAGGCTCAGGATGTGGCCGGTGGCGAGATCGAGGGCGTTTATGTGCGCTCGATCTCTGAGCGCCGTTGCCGTGCCGGCTTCTGCTTCGACCGTGACGGCCAGGGCTTTGCCAAGGGTGTGCTGACTGATGCGCAGCTTGCAGTCCTGGAGGCTGACCCGCTGCTTAAGGTCGAGCACTGCACCTTTCCGGCCGAGTCGGAGTAACGGGCCGTGAGCTACTGCACCCAGGCCGACCTGGTCGAGACCTACGGCGAACAGGAGATTCGCCAGCTCTCCGACCGGGTCAACAAGCCGGCCCAGGAGATCGACGTGGCCGTGGTCGGTCGCGCGATTACCGATGCGGATGCCGAGGTGGATCTGCACCTGCAGGCGCGCTACCAGCTGCCGCTGGCCAGCGTGCCGGTGGTGCTCAAGCGCATCGCCTGCTCGCTGGCCTACGCCAACCTGCATACCCGGCTGTCGGAAGACCATCCCGCGCACCTGGCTGCCGAACGCAGCCGCAAGCTGCTGGGCGGCATTGCCAGCGGCAAGTTGGCCCTCGGCTTCGATGCAGAAGGTGCTCCGGCCCCGCTGGCCAACACGGTGCAGATCAGCGAGAGCCGTAACGACTGGGGGGCGAAGTGGTGAGCGACAGCGACGACTACCTGTTCCTGGAACCGCTGCTGGTCGAGCGCATCCGCGCTCAGGTGCCGGGGCTGGCCGACGTGCTGGCCATCCCCGACCTGGCCAGCCTGGACGAAGACGGCCAGGTCTCGCCCTCGGTGTACGTGGTGTACCTGGGCGACGACACCGGCAGTGGCGCCCCGCACCAGGGGGGCGCCCGCAAGATTCAGACCGTGACCCAGAACTGGGCCGCCGTGCTGCATGTGTACTACGCCGACGCCACCGGGCGCGGCGAAGGGGCCAGGCGGGAAGCCGGCCCGCTGCTCGGCAAGCTGCTCACCGAGCTGACCGGCTGGATGCCGGACGGCTGCACCACCCCGCTGGCGCGTGCGCCGCGACAAGCCCCGGTGGCCTACAGCAACGGCCACTTCTATTACCCGCTGGTGTTCGAGGCCAGCTTTGTCTACCCGAGGCTCAAGACATGGAAACCGTGAAGGTCACCATCACCGCAAAGAACCCGAACCACACCCACGCGGGCAAGCCGTGCAAGCAAGGGGACGAGATCGATGTCAGTCGCGCCGCCGCTCAATTTCTGCTGCGCAAGAAGCTGATCGACAAGATCCCCGGCAAGGCCAGCAAAGCCAGTGACACCCCCACCCCGGCAGAAGCCGGCAGCGACAAGTAAGTCGCCAATCTAGGAGGCCACCGATATGGCTCAACAGGAAACCTATTACTACGGCCAGGGCAAGCTGAAGCTGGCCATCATCGCCGCCAACGGCACCCTGGGCCCCTGGCGCTGGGTAGGTGATGTGTCCGCGCTGAGCGGCGCCATGCAGGAAGAAACCGTCAGCCACGACGAGTCCTACTCGGGCAAGAAGGTCAAGGTGCGTGAGTTCGGGATCAGGCCGCAGCTCACCATGAGCGCCACGCTGCACAGCCTGGATACCGAGAATCTGGCCATGTACTCCCAAGGCACGGCCAGCAGCACGGCAGCGGGTACTGCCTCCGGGGAGGCCTTGCCCACCGGCCTGCAGGCGGGCGACGAAGTGGTGCTGGCCAACCCCGGCGTCAGTGACCTGGTGATCACCGACAGCTCCGGTACGCCGGCCACCCTGGACGAGGAGCACTACCTGCTCGATCCGGCGTTCGGCAACCTGCAGATCGTCAGCCTGCCGACCTCGCCGGCGCCGACCCAGCCCTTTATCGCGGCCTATGAGTACGCCGCACGTAAGCAGGTAACCCTGCTGTCGGCAGCCAGCCGGCCGAACGTGGCCCTGCGTTACGAGGGCATCAACCTGGCCGAGGGCGGCGCGCCGGTAATCATGGAGCTGTACAAGCTGTCGCCTGGCCTGCTGCAGGAACTGTCGATGATCACCGACGGCAACACCGTAGCCGGCATGCCGGTGAGCTTCAGCGCCCTGCTGGATACCTCCAAGCCGGCCAACGGCCCGATGGGCCAGTTCGGCCGCATCATCCAGGTAGGTTAAGCCATGACCAAGCGCAGGGTGAAACCACAGCAGCCCGATGACAGCCTGGAAGTCCTGTTTCCCGACCGTCCGTTGACGGTCGGGGGGCGTGACCTGGTTGTGCGTGAACTGGGCTTCGAGGAGCAGATGCACAACAACCATCTGCTCAAACCCATCGCCGATGCCTTCTGCCAGATCCCGCCACAGGTACTGGCATCGCCGGACTCCATTAACCAGGTGCTCGACCTGCTGGCCGCGCACTGGGACAACGTGCGCGAGCTGGTGGCCATCTCCTGCGGGCAGCCGCTGAAGTGGGTCAAGGCGCTCCCCCCCGCTGACGGCGAGGCCCTGGTGCTGACCTGGTGGACGGCCAATCAGGGTTTTTTCGTCCGCCGCCTGTGGCGCCCCGCGCTGTTGGCCCAGGCGCGCAAGGCCCCAGCTGGGGCCGAGTCTTCGCCAGCCTCATCGCCGCAGGCCACGACCGGGACAAGCTCGGCCGCTACACCGAGCGGCAGTTGAGCCTGTTCTACCGCGAGGCGGAACTGGAGAAGAGCCGCCAGCAGGCACGTGATCTGCTGGCTACCAACCTCGGCCTGGTCGGTGGCGACAAGGCCAAACACGCGTTAAACGAGCTGCAGGGTTAACGACTCATGGCCAATAACGGCAACCTACAACTGGCACTGCGCGTGCAGGCCGACCTCAAGCAGGCGGTCGATGCGCTCAAGCAACTGGACGCGGGCCTGGACGGGGTCAGCAGCTCGGCACAGTCCAGCACCTCCGCAGCGAGCACCACTGGTGCCGCGCTGGATCGTGCCGGGGATGCCGCTCGTAGCGCTGCCCGTGAGGGTGAACGCTATGCGGTGGCTGCAGGGCGGGTAGCCAGCCAGTCGGAGGTGGCAGCCCGTTCGCTCGACCAGGTGACGCAGAAGGCTGGCCAGGGTGACCTGGCCCTGAGCCGCATGGCCAAGAGCATTGGTGCCGTCGCTGGTTCCTTCATTGGCCTGCAGGCCCTGAGCAAGGGCATCGCCATGGTCGACGACTATGGGCAGATGGCCGACCGCATCCAGATGGCCACCGAGAGCGCTGCCGAGTACGACCAGGTGCAGTCGCGCCTGCTGGAAACGGCGAAGGCAACATATCGCCCATTGGCCGAGGCCCAGGAACTCTACATCAGCACCGCCGATGCGCTGCGCTCGCTGAACTACACCACCAGCGACAGTCTGGATATCACCGATTCGTTCAGTTACTTGTTGGTAACCAATGCTGCCTCGGCCGACAAGGCCAACTCGGCCATCAGCGCCTATGCCAAGGCCATCCAGACCGGCAAGGTCAGTTCGGATCAGTGGCAGTCGCTGCTGGGCGCCATGCCGACCCTGGTCAATGCCATTGCCGAGGCTACCGGCAAGAGCACCGAGGAGATCCGCAAGCTCGGCATCGAGGGCAAGCTGGCCCTGGACGATCTGAACGAATCGCTGCGCAAGTCCTTGGAGGCCAACAAGAAGGCCGCTGATGGTATGGGCACCACGGTGGCCGATGCCATGATGCGCCTGAGCACGGGACTGACGGCGTATCTGGGGGAGGCCAACCGCAGCACCGAGCTGACTGCAACCATGGCCAAGGCCATCGATCTGCTCGGCGAGAACATCGAAACGGTGGCCAACCTGTTTGGTGTGCTGGCTGCGGGTGCCATGGCACGCTATGGCGCACAACTCGCGGTGGTAACCAAGGGTAAGTTGGCTGATGTACTGGCCAGCCGGGCTCAGATTGCTGAGGAGTTGCGTCTGGCCCAGGCCCAGGTGGCCAGCACTGCCACTGCCGTCAATGCCGCCAGGGCCAATGTCGGTCTGAGCGGCAGCCATGGCCAGGTAGCCACCGCCATTGCTGCGCACGAGGCGGCCACTCGCCGCCTGGCTGCCGCGCAGGCCGCCGCAGGAACAGCAAGCCGCGCCCTTATGGGCTTCCTGGGTGGCCCTGCCGGCATTGCCATGCTGGCCGCATCGGCTGCGGCCAGTTTCTTCCTGTTTCGTGATAGCGCCGAAGAGGCCAAGGTCTCGCTCGATGACCTGTCCTTGTCGGTAGAGGAATACGGTCGCAAATGGGCTGAAGCCAGTAAGGAACAGCGTCGCGCGATGCTGGATACCACGCGGCAGCAGCTCCAGCAGGTGCAGGCCGATATCAATGACTCCATCAGCAAGATCGATGCAGCGTTGAACAATCTGGCCAGCGCGGGCCAGGTGCCGATCAACCTGGTTATCCAGGCGATGGGGGACTTGCGCACGGCTGCCGAGAACGGTGGCGCCGGTATTGATGATGTTGTGCAGTCGATTGCGGACTTGTTGCCTGTGGGGCATCAGGCGCGGAGTGAGCTGACCCAACTGGCTGGCCAGCTCAGCACCCAAACGCAAAGCGTGACGACCTTGAGCGAGCGGATGGGGGAGTTTACGGGTCGCCTCGACGACAACACCGATGCGCTACGCCGCAATAGCGACGAACTGGGCAGGGGCTCGAAGGAAGCAGATGAGTATCTGGAGAAGCTGCGCGGCCGGACTGCGGAGCTGCTTGATCCCTCTGCTGTGGGGCGTGCCAAGCGCGACCTGGTGTCGCTCAAGGATGCAACGCTGGATCAGGTGTCGGCGATCCTTGCTGAGGCCGCTGCTCAGGATCAGTTGCTGGAGGCACGTAACAAGACGAAGTCCAGTCGTTCCACCGCCGAGACCGAGGCCCAGCGCCAGGCCAAGGCCTCCGAGAGCTATGTGCGTGGGCTGGAGCGCCAGGCGGCTCTGCTCGGCCTGAATGCCGCCGAAGTGCGCGCTTATGAAGTGGCGGAAAAGGGCCTGGCCGGCGCGCTACTGGCCCGAGCGCAGGCGGCTAATGAGCTGATCAGTGCCGAAGAGCGCAAGCGCCAATCCGATGCCAACGCCCGCACCAACGCAGACTTGGAGGCCGAGTTCTTGCGCTCGGTCGGCCGCGATGTCGATGCCGGGCTGCTGGAGATTCGCACGAAGTTTGACGCAATGCGCGTTGAGTTCGAGCGTGCCGGCAACGAAGCCGGCCTGGCCTGGCTCGATAAGCTGATCCCGGTAGCCGAGGCCAAAGTGCGCGTCGACGACGTGCAGCGGCAGATGGAGAAGATCCTGGAGGAACAGCGCCGCCAGGAATCGTCGGTCAACGTCCAGCAGGACGCCGGCCTGCTCACCGAGCTGCAGGCCCGCGAGCGCATCCTGCAGATCCACCGTCAGACCTACGATCAGCTGCAGCAGATCCGCCCGGTGCTGGAAGAAATGGCCCGCCAGCCCGGCGCTGTGGGCGAGGCCGCCGCCAACGCACTGGCCGCCCTGGACGAACAGGCCCAGCGCCTGCAGGTCACCACCACGCTACTGGCCGAGACCCTGCGCGACGGCCTGACCACCGGCTTTACCGATGCTCTGACCGGCCTGGCCAAGGGCACCATGGATCTACGCGATGCCATTACGGCCCTGGCTGACGGCGTGCTCGATGCCATGGTGCGCATGGCCGCCGAGAACCTGGCCCAGTCCGCCACCAACGGCCTGATGGGTATGTTCACCGGCATCACCGAGGCAGCGCCGCAGGCCATCGCCGCCGTGCAGCAGACCGCCTCGGCCCAGCAGGCCGCGATCACCGCCGTGCAGACCACTCAGATGGCGGCCGATACCGCGATGGCCACCTCGTCCGCGACCGCTGCAGCTACAACAGCCACGGCGCAGGCCGGCGCTGCCGCCACCACCACCGCTGCCTGGACGCCGGCGGCAATCACCGCCTCCATCGGTTCGTTCGGTGCAGCAGCGGCGATTGGCCTGGCTGCCGTTATGGCCGCCTTGGCCTTCAAAGCGTTCGCCGGCGGTGGCCACGTGCGCGGGCCGGGCACTACGACCAGCGACAGCATCCCCGCGCTGCTGAGCGATCAGGAGTTTGTGACCAGGGCGGCCGTGGTGCAGCAGCCGGGCGCGCTGCCGTTCCTGAGCGACTTCAACGAACGCGGCATGGTGGCCCTGGACGATTGGGCCACCCGCGTCCGCCACGCCACCGGCGGCCTGGCCGGCGTGCCAGCTCCCGCGATGCCGTCCCCCGGCCTCGGCGCATCCAGGTTGGCAGAGCCGGCATCGTCGATGATACAGAACAGCCAGACCTTCAACTTGATCGACAGCCCCGAGCGGATCGCCTCGGTGCTGCAGACCCGCGCCGGCGAGGACGCACTGACTGTGGTGCTCTCCCGCGATCCGGCCAAGTTCCGTTCCATTCTGCACCTCGATAGGTAACCCATGCCTCACGACATTGATTTCGTCGACAACTCGGGCGGTACGCTCGCCCACTACAAGATGCTGGAACGCATCAGGGACTTCGCCGCCGATAACGGCTGGACGGTGCTGCGCTATGACACTGCGCCTGCGAATCGGGAGCTGATCCTGAAGGGGGTCGGGTTCAGCGAGGAGGAGGAAATTTTCGTGGGTTTCCGCACGTACCAGGACGCCGGCGCCGACTACTACAACCTGTTGGCCGGCGTGTTCACCGGCTACGTGCCCGGCAACACCTTCGACACTCAACCAGGCGCTCGCCTGAGCGGCGTGCCGGCGCACAACAACCGCATCGACTACTGGCTGACTCTGAACCCGCAGCGCATAGCGCTGGCGATGAAGGTCGGCACCCCAGTCTATGAATCCGCCTACGTCGGCAAGATGCTGCCGTATGGCCGTCCCAGCCAGTACCCGTACCCGGTCGTCTGTGGCGGCATGCTCACTGGTGCCGCCGCAACGCGGTTCAGCGATACCGGGCACTCAGGCTACTTCAAGGGCAACCGGCAGGGTATGGGGTTGCGCAGTAACGACAACTGGCTGCTGCCGCGCTGCTACCCCTGGGGCAACGGTTATATCGCCGGCAATGCCACCAGCGCGAATGATACCAACCTGCGTGACACCGGCGGCATCTATCACCTGCTGCCAGTCGAGCTGCACGACAACAGCGCCAACCTCTGGGGCGCCCTGGACGGGGTCTTCTATATCTCGGGCTTCGACAACGCAGTGGAAAACACTCTGACCGTCGAGGGGGTGGATTACGTGGTGATCCAGGACGTATGGCGCACCGGGCATACCGACTACTACGCACTGAGGATGGACGACTGATGGCTTTCTACAGTGGCTCGGCGAATGACATGGCCGCAGTGCGCACGGCGCTGGTTGATGCATGTGTCACTGAGGGCTGGTCGTGGAACAGCGGCACGGAGGTGCTCAGTAAAGGCGCGATGTTCCTGCGGCTGCAGATTGTCAGTGGTTACCTGACGCTATTGGGGCGCACAAGCGCAGGTGCGGGCGACGCGCCCAGCATTGTTCGCATGGGGCAGATGGGGACCGCCATCACCTGGCCCGTTGAGTACACGTTCTTTGTTTTCGACGCAGAGGTTTACTGCGTCATCAAGTTCGGTGTCGACTTCTACCTGTGGTGTGCATTTGGGCAATCAACGGTGGCTGGCTTGCCTGGGACAGGTATGTGGGTTGCAGCGTCGGTGCATGCCATTGCCAACCATAATCCGGCAATTTCACCTATAGATGGGCCTAAAAGCTCGTTCAGCTATGGCTGCGCTGCCATATTTTGGCGCACGAGCGCTGGCGCTGTCGCCGGCGGTCACGATTACTGGGTGCATTCAGACTTGGATGATCAGGGCTGGTGGTCAGGGCAGTCGGTTGGCGCTGCGCCTGCCGGCATCCAGCCAGCTGTACCCCTGATCGGTGTGCTGCCGAATAGCTGGAACAGTGAGGCAGTTCTACTGCCTATACGGGCATACAAATTCAGGCCATCCAACAGACTGAGCCTGACGGCCGATTTAGAACACGCACGGTATACGAGGGTCGATAACTATTCTCCTGGCGAGGTAATCCAAATCGGTGATGAGCGCTGGATGGTGCTGCCGTTTTATAGAAAGGACTCAGCGAATCGCAATGGAAGTTCTCAGCCGGCCGCTCACACAGGCACCTTCGGCTGGGCGATCCGCTACGAGGGGCCATAGTCGTGGCCGTTCTCAGCGGCCAATCGGTGCGCCCGATCCTGGGCGGCATCGACAACCCGAACCTGACTACTGACCACTGGGCATTCGCCTGGGTCAACCAGTTCGCCCCGTCGCCATACGTCAGCGATACCCAGCGCGCCGGTCAGGCACCCCTGACAACCCACTGGCCGGTCGCCGCCAATGGCCGGAGCCTGAGCGGGCAGCGCAGGCGCGCGCACGTTGACGACTGGTACCACCGCATTCACATCAGTCCGCAGCAGCTCGACCTCGGTAACGTCGTCTCGGCGCAAACCACACCGATCTACCTCTGGAATGCGTTCCTAGAACCTCGCACCCTGACAACAATTCAGGGGCTTGAAGAAGGCATCGAGGTCGGCGGCCAACCATCGCCTCCGATGCTGTTCCCGGCTCTGGCCGAGAAAGTCTGGCAGGTATCGGTAACCCCGGATGGCCAGCCGGTACTCGATACCACCTTGGGCTGGGCGTTCGACAATGGTGCGCTGGCGAGTCTACGCATCACCGCAAACCGTATCGTTGCCTGGTCATTCGCCCCTGACTGGGGGAGCAGCATTCGAGAGTTGTTGGAGTGGCTGACCGACATCCTCACCAGCGAGTCGCTGGTGGAGCAGCGCAGGGCACTGCGGTTGTCACCTCGCCGGCAGTTCGAAGCGGCTCTGTACGTCGAGGGGCGTGAGCGCCAGTTGCTCGACCTCGCGCTATTTGGTTGGGGCACCCGCGTTTGGGCGTTGCCGATCTGGCCTGATATCCAGCTGCTGGCCGCTCCAGTACCTGCGGGCTCGCAGCGGATCGACTGCGACACCCAGCACCTGGACTTCGCTGCCGGCGGCATTGCGATGCTGCGCGGTGAGGACGCGTTCACCTTCGAGGTGGTGGAGATTGAGAGCGTCGATGCCTCTGGCCTGGATCTCAATCGCGAGATTCAGCAGTCCTGGCCCGTAGGCAGCAGGCTCTATCCGGCCCGTCCGGCACAGCTCGCAGAGCAGCCAACCCTGCGCCGTCTGACGGATACAGTGCAGTCCGCCGAGGTGCGCTTCTTGGTACTGGAGCCCAGTGTCTGGCCCGACGTGATGCCAGCAGGGCTTTACCGAGGGCGCCCGGTGTTCGACACCAGGCCGGACGAATCGGAAGACCTCACCGGATCGTACGCACGGCTGCTGGCCTCGCTCGACAGTGGGCTGTCGCTGCCGCTGGTGACGGACGTCGCCGGCCGGGCGATGCCCGTGCAGGAGCACCGCTGGCTCGATATGGGCCGCGCCACGCGAGCAGCGTACCGCTCGCTGCTCTACGCCCTGCGTGGGCGCCAGCGTGCTATCTGGCTGCCGACCCATGCGGACGACATGACAGCGGTGGCGACCATTACCAGCGTTGCCACCACGATTGATATCGAGGCCATCGGTTATACCCGCTTCGGCCAAGCACGGCCGGGGCGCTGGGATATTCGCATCGAGCTGTGGGATGACACGGTGTTCCATCGCCGGATCACGGGGGCCACTGAACTCAGCGCAGACATCGAGCGCTTGGCGCTGGATAGCGCCCTCGGCCAGCAAGTCGAGCCGTCTGATATCCGTCGTATCAGCTGGCTGGTGCTGTGCCGGCTGGATGTCGACCAGGTCGAGATCGAGCACATCACGGACAGCGAGGGCGTTGCCGCCAGCTCGCTGATATTCAGAGGGGTGCGAGACGATGAGTTCAGCTAGTCGGGAGCTGTCGCTTGCGGACGGGCAACCAATACGCCTTTACCAGTTTTCGCGGGGCGTGCTGCGCTGGAGCTATACCAGTGCTGACCGGAACATCACGTACAACAACCAGGTATTCAGGAGCGTACGTGGCGGGATCGGCGACCCCGGCATCATCCAGTCCGGCGACCCCCAGGCGGATCGGTTGGTGATCACGGCGCCGGCCGACCTGGAGGTGGCGCTGCTGTACAAGGGCGCACCGCCGAGCGATGAGATCGGCCTGACCGTGTTCGACCTGCACTACGGCGAGGCGGATGCCTGGGTGAGCTGGGCCGGCAGCATTGCGACGGTCAACTGGCCGGCTCTGGATCGTTGCAGGATCACCTGCCTGAGCATCGAGGCATCGATGGACGCGCCGGGACTCACCGATGTGTATAGCCGCACCTGCACGGCGGTGCTCGGCGACACGGAATGCAAAGTGGACCTCAACCAGTACCGGGTTACCACCAATCTGCAGAGCATGACCGGGGCCAGCGTATTCAGCGGAACATTTGCCGAATACCCGGACGGCTGGTTCAGCGGTGGCCACATCGAATGGCCCATCGGCTCTGGGGAGTACGACCGCCGGCACATCGAGCGCCACATCGGCAGCGAGTTGCTGCTGCTCGGTGGCACGGCCGGCGTACCTCCAGGTGGCTCGGTGCGCACCTATCCGGGGTGCGACGGGCTGGATACGACCTGCGCTGGCAAGTTCAGCAACATCGACAACATGCGGGCGCAGCCGCACCTGCAGGGCAGTTCGCCGTTCGACGGCAATCAAGTGTGGTGAGGTGAGCTATGTGGCTTCAGGTCGCAATTCTGGTTGGCACGTATCTGCTCAGCAGTGCAAGGGCGGCCAAGGCAAAGCCGCCCAGGCCTGCGGCATTCGAGGAGATCGATTTCCCCGTGTGCGAGGAAGGCGAGGAACAAACGGCGGTGTTCGGTCAGGTCTGGAGTGAGTCCTGGATGGTGCTGACCGTTGGCAACCACCGCACCTCTGCTATCAAGGTTAAGGGCAGCAAGAAATGATCGTGACCATTCAGCATTTGCATACAGTCCCGACCTGGACCACTCGGCAGGGCTACTGCCACCGTCAGGCCCGAGCCTGGTTCGTGGCACGCGGCCTGGACTGGGGCCATTTCCTGCGCGAAGGCATCGACGAGCAGATCCTGCTCGACTCTGGCGATGCCCTGGCAATCAGGCTGGTGGAGCATGCGCGGGAGGTGAACGATGGGTGCTAAGCCGAAGTCCCAGACAGTCGGCCGCCGCTACTACTACGACATCCATATGGGGCTGGGGCTGCCGCTGGACGAGATCGTGGAGATCCAGGCCAGCGACAAGCGGGCCTGGCGCGGCTCGATCACCAGCAACGGGCAGATCTACATCAACGCGCCGAATCTGTTCGGCGGCGATGCCGGCGAGGGCGGCCTGCAGGGCACCATTGACGTGCTGTTCGGTGAGGAGAACCAACCCGTGCTGCCACGCCTGGCGGCGATGCTGGGCGGCCTGGTGCCGGCGTTCCGGGGAATCACCACGGCCTTTTACTCCGGGTTGGTCACGTCGATGAACCCACGGCCGTTCCCATGGAAAATCCTGCGCCGGGGCGGCAACCGGCTATGGGGCGCTGATGGGGCCTGGTATCCCGAGCGGCAGTTCATCTGGCTGGCCGACAACCAGATCAAGGCTATGAACGGCGCGCACATCCTCTACTGCATGTACACCAGTCCGCGTCTACGCCGCCGACTGCCGAGGGTAAGGATGGACGATGCGGCCTGGCGTGCCGCAGCGGACAGGCTCTACAGCGAGCAGCTCGGCCTGTGCCTGGAGTGGAAGCGCAGTGCACCGTTCAAGGAGTTCCGAGAGGCCGTCCTGGCCCATATTGGCGCCGAGGTGTTCGTAGACCGCCGCACTGCGCTGCTCAGCATCCGGTTGATCAGGGATGACTACAACGTTGAAGACCTGGACCTGTTCGACGAGGACAGTGGGCTGCTGGAGATCATCGAGGACGAGGCGTCGAGCAACAGCAGCACCAGCGTGCCCAGCGAGCTGGTGGTCTCATACGTCGACGCCATCGACGGCAAGAAGAAGCACGTGCGGGTCGTGAACAGCGCCGTGGCGGCGCGGGACGGTGGGCGCTCGTCGGAGAGCATCGAGTACTTCGGCGCCCCAACGGGGGAGATCGCCGGGCGCCTGGCCCTGCGTGACCTGCGCGTCAAGACGGCGGGCCTTAAGCGTTACAAGGTCGTGCTCGACCGGCGGGGCCGGGACATAACCCCCGGTAAACCCTTCCGAGTCCGCTCATTGAGGCGCGGTATCGCCGAGATCGTTGTGCGAGCTGGGCGTTGTGAGGACGGCCCGCTGACAAGCGGGCGGATCACGGTCACGGCGTTGCAGGACGTGTTCGGCTTACCGGTGGCCAGCTATGTCGCTGTCCCGCCGGCGGGGTGGCTGCCACCAGATCGAACTCCATACGCAGTCGCAGTGCGGCGGTTGATGGAGGTTCCGTATCGGGAGCTGGCGGGCATCATCGACCCCGCGAACCTAGAGCTGCTCGATCCAACCGCTGCCTATATGGCGGCGCTGGCCGTGGCGCCGACCTCACTGTCGTTCAGCTACACCCTGACCAACCGGGTCGGCAGCAGCGGTCCCTTTGCCATCCGGGAGAGCGGCGACTGGTGCCCCTCGGCGCTGCTGGTGAGCGCCATGCCCCAGGAGCCCGGCCCGACGGCAGTGTCGCTCACCTCGGCTACTCGCCTCGGCGACGTCCGCGTGGGCATGGCGGCGCTGGTGGGCGAGGAGATCGTCAGGGTCGACGCAGTCAACTACGAGACCGCCGTGGTCACACTGGCCCGAGGCTGTGCCGACACCGTGCCGACTCTCCATGCCGCAGGGGCTCGTGTGTGGTTCTACGACGAGTATGAGGGGATCGACGAGACGGCCTACACCCAGGGCGTCACCCTGCAGGCCAGGCTGCTGACCAACACCAGCGAGGGGCAGCTAGACCCAGCTCTGGCCGGAACCGACAGCATCGCCCTGCAGGGGCGCCAGGGCCGGCCGTACCCGCCGGGGCAGTTCAGGATTGGGGGCGTCAACTATCCCGCCAGCGTTGAGGGGGGTGTGGTGCTGAGCTGGGCTCACCGTGACCGCCTCGGACAGGCCGACCAGTTGATCGATACGACGATGGGGAATATCGGCCCGGAGGCTGGCACCACGTACAGCTGCAGGCTGCTGCGAGCCGACAACAGCGCCCAGCTCGCGATTCACGCTGGCCTTAGTGACACGACAGCAACCCTGGTGACCACCTATGAAGGTCAGGTGATCGCCGAGCTGTGGTCGGTTCGGGGCGGGTTGCAGAGCATTCAGCGGCAGCGATGGCAGTTCGAGCACACCAACCCGCCGCCGCCGTGATTTTGGTAATTCAGTTGCCGTATGTGAAACAATCAGGCCACGTCATTTATCGCGCAAAGCCGCGTCAAATTTCGCGCGGCGCTACAGCAAAACGGTACGCAAATTTTTTTATCGAGCCCATAAACGACAAAAGGCCAGCACGATGGCTGACCTAAGTCGTTGTTTCATATGGTGGGCCCACACGGACTCGAACCGTGGACCAAAGGATTATGAGAGAGGTGCTTAATAGCTCCTCATGAATTCTGATGGTTCCGTGTAGATTGTCTATGTGCTGATTTTACTGGTCTGTACGGTTTTTCTTGTGCCACATGGTTCCGCTTAGTACCGTTGAGTCCTGCGTCAAGTGGGGACTGAAATGGGGACTTGCGGGGACTGGAAAAATGGCCGGTACAGTAAACGAGCAAAAGCTCCGAGGGATGAAGCCTGGCGGCGGGAAGCTCACTGAGAGCTTGCCCGGCAGGGGCATGGGATCGCTGATTTTTAAGCGTCAGGGCGAGACGCCGCCGATGGCATTTTACCGTTATCGACTCGACGGGAAGGACAGCTTAATCAAAATCGGGGTCTGCAAGCTCAGCCCGCGGGGTATTGGGCTGACTCTGCCTGAAATTCGGGAGCGCGCGCGTGAGTTGGCGAAGGTTGCTGTCGAACACGGAGATGTCCGGGCTCACCTGGAGGATTTGGAAAACCAGGCCGAGTTAGCACGTATTGAGCGCGAACGAGAAATCAACGCCTTGCGTGTGCAGGGCTCATTTGAAGAGCTGTTTCGCGAGTACATCGAGGATCGGCGGGGGAAGGTGCGCGATGACCAAGTCAGCGAGTATGAGCGCATCCTAAAGGTCGATCTTTTAGAAGCTCATGCTCAAGTGCTTGCACTTCGCGCTTCAGAGGTCCGGCCGCAGCACATTCGGCAAATCCTGGAGACGATCTGGAACCGAGGCGCGACGAGGCAGGCCGATAAAGTGCGTTCGTTCCTGCGAGCCGCGTTTCAGTATGGGATGACCGCTGAGCATTCACTTGGCCGATCCAGCAGCAAAAACTACTCGATTGATTCGAATCCAGTCGACGCTGTTCTAGTTCCCAGCACAAGCAAGCCTGGCACCCGGGCGCTTTCTGATACCGAGTTGAAGCATTTCTGGGCGACGATCACCGAAACCGACGGCATCGGTCCTGTCATCAGTCGTCTATTCCAATTTGTCATCGCCCTTGGGGGGCAGCGAATTGAGCAAGTCGCGCGAGAGCCTTGGTCGAGCTACGACAGAGAAAGCCGGACTTTGCGACTGGTGGACAGGAAGGGGCGAGGAGAGGTTGAGCGAATTCATCTCGTGCCGCTAACTGATCGAGCATTGGAGTTGCTGGAGCAGGTTGAGGCGATTACAGGCGGTTTTGAATGGCCGTGGACAAGCTATGGGAAGAAGCCATTCGCTACGACCAGCTTCGCTCACGCAATCAGGGATTGGCTTGGGTCAAAGCACGGAAAGATCGATGACGAACAAATCCCGCACTTTACGCCTAGAGATCTGCGACGGACCTGCGCGCAGCTCATGCAACGCAATGGTGTAGATGATCGGCTGAGTGATTTGCTGCAGTCACACGGCCAGACTGGTGTCGTTGGACAGCACTATCGCAATAATCCGGAAGCCTATTTACCAGAGAAGCTAAAAGCAATGGCCGGGTTCGAAGCAGCTCTTAGTAAAGTGCTCGATTAG